GCCGCTTTTATAAATGAAAATGAATATATAGTATCTCCAGATGAAATCTTTGCATATAAAAGAAATAATAAGTGGCATTGTTTTGATAAATTTTGTTTTGTTAAGCCATTGAAAAGCAATTCTAAATGGAGTGTTTTAAAAGAAAAAAAATTATTAGGGAAGCTTGTGTATAGCAATAATTATTTAGAGTCATTAGGTGTGTCCTGTGGAGATATAGTGGGCTTTAAACCTAACTCTGAGTATGAGTTTAACATAGAAAATAAAAAATTATACAGAATATTATCAAATTATATAACACATGTCGAGAAAGCAAAGAGTAATTGATGCCGCAGAAAAAGCTTTAGTTGAGCTTGAAAAAGTAATTATTCAAACGATAGATTTAAAAGAATTAGATCCTGAAAAAGCTAAAATAGCTGCACAAGCAAAATGGGTTGCAATAGATGATTCATTAAAAATTATAGAAAAGATAGAAGAACTATCTGAAGATAAAAAAGAAACAAAGTCCGCTAAGTTTTTAAGTGTAGAAGAAAGAATTAAATAATGTATAAACAAAATTTATATTCAATTCATAAAAGCCATTTAACTGATAAAAAAGTAAAGCATAAAAATAAACATAAAAAATTTAGTTACGGTTATAATGAAGATCTCGATTGCGTTGTTATAAGTAAAGATGGTACAATAGGTGATATATATGAAATACAAGGTCTAAAGGTAGCAATACCTAAAACTCCTAGTATTATAAATGGTTCTGATTTAAAAAAAGAAGATCAAGTGTTTATAAGAAAAGAAAGACCTCAATCATTAAATAGAATAAAAACTATATATGATTTTAAAGCACAAAGGGAAGATACAAAAGAAAAATATTATAAATATATTGATGATGAGTTTAATCATCGTGTTGATGGTTATTGGTTCATGTGCAACGGCACCCCATGTTACCTTACAGGATCGCACTATGTATATCTCAACTGGACTAAGATCGACGTGGGTGCACCCGACTTTCGACATGCGAACAGGATATTTTTCTACTTTTGGGAGGCATGCAAGGCCGATTATAGATGTTATGGGATGTGCTACCTTAAGAATAGACGGTCTGGTTTCTCCTTTATGGCGTCTTCAGAAATTGTCAACATTGCAACAACAACTAAGGATTCAAGATTTGGGATTCTTTCTAAAAGTGGAGCCGACGCTAAGAAGATGTTCACGGATAAGGTGGTCCCAATCTCAACTAATTACCCGTTCTTTTTTAAACCAATACAGGACGGTATGGAACGTCCAAAGACGGAACTCTCGTACAAGGTACCATCAAGGAGACTCACTCGTAATACGATCCGTGCCACAGCCACCTCCTCCGACGAGATACAGGATGGACTGGACACCACAATTGACTGGAAGAACACGGGCGACAATTCATACGACGGAGAAAAACTACAACTACTCATCCACGACGAATCAGGTAAATGGGAGAGGCCGGACAACATCCTCAATAACTGGAGGGTTACGAAAACGTGTCTCCGCCTCGGGTCGAAAATAGTTGGCAAATGTATGATGGGGTCAACATCTAATGCTTTAGATAAAGGAGGAAATAACTTTAAAAAACTTTATTATGACTCGGATGTTACAAAACGAAATAAGAATGGCCAGACTTCAAGTGGATTATATTCTTTGTTCTTACCTATGGAATGGGGTTACGAAGGATTTATCGATAAGTATGGGTATCCTGTATTCGACACTCCATCAAAAGCGATTGAAGGAATTGATGGTGAACAAATACGCACAGGCGTTATCGAACACTGGGAGAATGAAGTGGAAGGTTTAAAGAATGATGCTGATAGCTTAAACGAATATTATAGGCAATTTCCAAGATCAGAAAAACATGCTTTTAGAGATGAAACTTTAAATTCTTTATTTAATCTAACAAAAATATATGAACAAATAGATTACAATGAAGAAATGACATCTAAAGGTTATGTTGTTACAGGTAATTTTTCTTGGGAAAAAGGAATTAAAGATTCACAAGTAAAGTGGAATCCCATGAAATCCGGTAGATTTCGTATAACTTGGATACCACCTAAGGTATTACAAAATAATATAATTGAAAAAAACGGTATAAAATATCCAGCTAATGATGGTCTTGGAGCATTTGGATGTGACTCATATGATATATCAGGTACTGTTGGCGGTGGTGGTTCAAATGGGGCATTACATGGATTAACTACATTTTCTATGACTAGTGATGTACCTACAAATAAATTCTTTTTAGAATATGTTGCTAGGCCACAAACTGCTGAAATATTTTTTGAAGATGTATTAATGGCTTGTGTATTTTACGGTATGCCCATATTAGCAGAAAATAATAAACCGAGATTATTATATTATTTTAAAAGAAGAGGTTATAGAGGATTTTCTATGAACCGTCCTGACAAATTAAAATATAACTTATCTAAAACAGAATTAGAATTAGGTGGTATACCTAATACTTCAGAAGATATAAAGCAAGCACATGCCGCTGCTATTGAATCATATATAGAAGAATATGTTGGTAGAAATGAAAACGGATGTGGTAATATGTATTTTCAAAGAACATTAGAAGATTGGGCTAAATTTGATATATTAAAAAGAACTGCATATGATGCATCTATTAGCAGCGGATTAGCTATAATGGCATGCAGAAAACATATGTATAGACCAAATGTAGCAAGACAATTAAAAAAATTAGATTTTTCCTTTTCAAAATATAAAAACGAAGGATTAAGAAGCGAAATAATTAAATAAATATGGCAAAAACTACAGGAGCAAGCACACAATTTCCAAGCCAAGCTGTACCAGACGCAGAAAAAATAACGCCTGATTACGGTTTAAAAGTAGCCAGAGCAATAGAACAAGACTGGTTTAATAAAGATAGAGGCAACGGTAGGTATTTCCAAGCTAGAGATGAGTATCATAGATTACGACTTTATGCTAGAGGTGAGCAATCAATAAGAAAATATAAAGATGAGTTTGCTGTAAATGGTGATTTGTCTTATTTAAATCTTGACTGGAAACCAGTTCCAATTATTCCTAAGTTTATAGACATAGTTGTTAATGGAATGCAAGATAGACTTTTTTCTATAAAAGCATTTGCACAAGATCCTATTGCTACAGGCAAAAGAACAAAATTTGTTGAAAATATTCAAAGAGATTTAGCAGCTAAAGAAATACTAACACAGATAGAAGCTGAACTAGGTGTTAACGCTAGAAATATTCCTAAGGAAGAATTACCAGCTAATACAGAAGAATTAGGGCTTTATATGCAATTAAATTATAAACAAGGTATTGAAATTGCACAAGAACAAGCTATAGAAAACATATTTTTAAGAAATAAATATGATGAAATAAAAAAGCGGCTAGATTATGATTTATGTGTTTTAGGTATATCAGCTGCTAAACATACATTTAATAATACAGATGGAATTGTATTAGAATATGTAGATCCATCTAATTTAGTATGGTCATATACAGAGGATCCTAATTTTTCAGATTGTTATTATTTTGGTGAAGTAAAAAGAATAAAATTAAATGAATTAAAAAAGCAATTTCCTGAAATGCCAGATGAGGAGTTATACGAGTTATCTAAAAAAGGCTCTAATTATACTTCTTATAATGATACAAGCGATTATAATAATTATGATCGAGATGATTATAATACTATGACTGTGTTATACTTTAATTGGAAAAGCTGGGAAAATGACGTTTACAAAATAAAAGAAACCTCTACTGGTGCAGAAAAAGCTATTCCAAAAGATGGTTCATTTAATCCTCCAAAAGATAAAAGAACTAGATTTAAAAGAGTTGCACAAGCACAGGAAGTTATATATGAAGGTGTATTTATATTAGGAACAAATATTTTATTAAGATGGAAAAAGGCAACTAATATGATTCGCCCTCAATCCAATGCTAATAAAGTAATGATGAATTATATTGTAACTGCTCCTAGATTATATAAAGGTAATGTTACATCGCTTGTTTCTAAAATGACACCTTATGCTGATTTAATACAACTAACGCATTTAAAATTACAACAAGCAATACAAAGAATGACACCTTCAGGAGTATATGTAGATGCTGATGGATTAGCTGAAATAGATTTAGGTAATGGTACAAGTTATAATCCTCAAGAAGCATTGAATATGTACTTTCAAACAGGATCAATTATAGGTAGATCATTAACTGTTGATGGCGATCCTAATCAGGGTAAAGTACCTATACAAGAATTACCTGGAGGCGGTGGTAATCAAATACAAGTATTAATAGGGGCTTATAATCAATATTTACAAATGATTAGAGATATAACAGGATTAAATGAAGCTAGAGATGGTTCTGATCCTGATCCCAATTCTCTTGTAGGTGTTCAAAAATTAGCAGCAGCAAATAGTAATACAGCTACTAGACATATATTACAAAGTAGTATGTTTACAACTTTATCTTTAGCAGAGGCTATTTCATTAAGATTTAAAGACGTTTTAAATTATCATCCTCAAAAGAAAGTATTTATTTCTTCTTTAGGTCAGTTTTCTGTAGGTTCATTAGAAGAATTAAAAAATTTACATTTACATGATTTTGGCATATTTTTAGAATTAGAACCTGATGAAGAAGAAAAAACTTTATTAGAAACAAATATACAAGCTGCATTAGCACAGAATAGTATACACTTAGAAGATGCTATTGATGTAAGAAATATAAATAATACTAAACTTGCAAATCAATTATTAAAGTTTAGACGTATTAAAAAACAAGAAGCAGATCAAGCACAAGCACAAGCTGCATCTGTAGCACAAGCTGAAGCGCAAGGTCAAATGCAAATACAAGTTGAACAAGCTAAAGCTCAAGCTGAACAAATTAAAACAGAATCTAAAATACAAATTTCTACTGCTGAAAATGAAAATTCTATTAAGAAATTAGAAGTTGAAGCTCAAACAAAAAGAGAGTTAATGCAATTTGAATATGATCTTAATGTTAAATTAAAAGCAATGGAGCTAGAAACTCAAATAGAATTAGTTCAAGAGCAAGCAAAAACACAGGAGAGAATAGCAGATAAAAAATTATCAGCATCAAAAATAGCAGGTCCTCCTCAAACAGAAAAACCTAAAAAATCATTTGAATCAAAAGGAAATGATGTATTAGGTGGGTTTGATCTATCAAGATTTGAACCTAAGTAAAAACTAATTATTTTATTATATATTATTATGGAAGAAGAAAAAGTAACAGTTAAAGCAGTTGAAGAAAATCAAGAAACTTCAACTCAAGAAAAAGAAGCCGCAGTAATTGATAATGCGGTAAAAGAAGGAGATGTAAATCCAGAATATGGTTTACAAAAAGACGGAGTTTATAAAGTTAATTTAGATAAACCACCAAAACAAAAAGAAGATGCCGTTCAGAAGCAAAGCACAGATGAGATACCTGTACGCAGTGGATCCGAAACTAGCGAAGAAATTCAAAAGGAAAACAAAGAAGAGTCTAAAGAGCCTGCCGGAGAAAATAAACAAAAAGAAGAAAATAAAGGTAACGAAGAAGAACAGAGGCAAGAAGTAGAATCTCCATTAGAACTTGTTACAGATGAAAAAAATAACACTGACGAGGCACGAGTGGATTCAAGCACTGAAGACTCCGAGCCCGTACAGAAACAAGAAAAAATATTACCGGAAGCAGAAACACAAAAGCTTCCAGAAAACATAGAGAACCTTTTAAAATTTATGGATGAAACTGGTGGAAGTCTTGAAGATTATGTTAATCTTAATAGAGACTTTTCAAAGTTAGATAACGTAACACTTTTAAGAGAGTACTATAAAACTACGAAACCACATCTTGATCATGATGATTTAGATTTCTTAATGAATAAAAATTTTTCATATGATGAGGATTCGGATGAACCTTCTGACATAAAAGCTAAAAAATTGGCTTTTAAAGAAGAACTTTATAATGCTGAAAAATACTTTGACAATAATAAAAAGCAATATTATGCTGATCTTAAGTTAAGAAAAGAAAATACTGTTGCTCCTGAATATGTTGAAGCTATGGAGTATTATAACAAACAGCAACAAAAGGAGGAAGATTGGAAAAAACTACAAAAAAAATTTTTAGATCGTACAAATAAAGTTTTCAATAAAGATTTCAAAGGTTTTGATTTTCAGGTTGGTGAAAATAAATATCGATTTAAAGTAGATAATGCAGAAAAAGTTAAAACATACCAGTCGGACTTAAAGAACTTTATTAATGAATACATCGATAAAGAAGATGGATCGTTAGGTAATGCTTCAGATTATCATAAAGCATTATTTGCAGGAAGAAATGCTGATAAAATTGCTAATCACTTCTATGAGCAAGGCCGTGCTGACGCTATTAAAGAAGCTGCTAAGAAAGCAAATAATATTGACATGACACCTCGGGTTGATAATTCAACTATAACTACATCTTCCGGTGATAAAATTAGAGTTGTTTCAGGTAATTCTTCAGATAAGTTGCGCATAAAATGGAATAAACAATAACTTAAAATTTTAAAACATGGCTTTTACAAGTGGCGTTCCTGCTGCCTTACAACCAACTCAGACTAAGGCATTATATAGTGGGAACTATATCGATTTCACTGATTCAAGTTTTAATCAGTGGGCTCAACAATTTTTACCAGATGTATACGAGCAAGAAGTTGAAAGATATGGAAACAGATCTATCGGTTCTTTTTTACGTATGGTATCTGCGGAAATGCCATCTACTTCAGATCAAATAATTTGGACTGAGCAAGGTAGATTGCATACAAGATATGCGAATATCGTTTATTTAAGTAACGCTGGCACAATGCCAACCTCAGGTACAACTGCTGCTGCGGCTTCAGCTGTAACTACTGGTGGTAATATTGGAAACTTTTATGTTCCACCAGCACAGCCAACTAGTTTAGGTGTTACTTCTCAGGGAACAACAGCTGTTAACTTTAGAAAAGGTCAAACAGTTATGATTCAAGCTCAAACAAGTGCAACATCTGCAATTGGTGGAACTGGTTCTGTAATTAAAGGTATAGTTACTAATGTTAGTGGACAATACTTCCAAGTTAAATCTTACGGAGCTGTTCCTGCAATAACAACTGCACAAAGATTTACTGCACTTGCTTATGGTTCTGAATTTGCAAAAGGATCTGGAAACTTTGATGAAAAACTAGATCCAAGTTATGCAACTTTTACCAACAGTCCTGTAATATTAAAAGAGCACTATTCTATTAGTGGTTCTGATACTGCACAGATTGGCTGGATTGAAGTTACTTCTGAAAATGGAGCTAGCGGATACTTATGGTATTTAAAGTCCGAGCATGAAAATAGATTGCGTTGGGAAGATTATATGGAAATGACTATGGTTGAAGGTGTTAAGCAATTAAACACTGGAGCTACATTAAATTTCTATGATTCTGCACTTACAGCTACTGCTAAAGGTACTGAAGGTTTCTTTGAAGCTATTGAAGCAAGAGGAAATGTATATTCAGGATTTGGAGCACAAGCTGGCGGTGGAGGTGGTGCATTAACTGATTTTGATGCAGTGCTAACACAATTAGATAAGCAAGGAGCTATTGAAGAAAATATGCTTTTCTTAGATAGAAACCTATCTTTAGAAATTGATGACATTCTTGCACAACAAAATGGTGGATACTCAGGAGGTACTTCTTTTGGTGTATTTAACAACAGCGAAGATATGGCATTAACTTTAGGTTTTACAGGATACAGAAGAGGTTCTTATGACTTCTACAAAACTGACTGGAAATACTTAAACGACTTTTCTACAAGAGGAGGTTTTGGTGACATCGAAGGTGTTCTAGTACCCGCTGGTACTTCTACAGTTTACGATCAAGTCCTTGGTCAAAATATCAAGAGACCATTCTTACACATCAGATATAGAGCTTCTGAGACTGAAAATAGAAAAATGAAGTCTTGGGTTACAGGTTCTGTTGGTGGACCATCTAGTTCTCCAATTGATGAAATGAGAATGCACTACTTATCTGAAAGATGCTTAATCGTTCAAGGTGCAAATAATTTCGTATTATTTAAAGACGCTTAATATTTATGTAAGTTTTACCCCCGAGTTTTCTTGGGGGTAATTCTTATTATTAATCTTATTATATTATATTATTATGGAAACAAAAATTAAAGTGCCAAAAGCTGAAAAGAATTGGCAAATAAAAGACAGAACATATGTTTTAACAGGTGGTAAAGCACCACTTAGTTGGACAATACAATCTAAACATACTGCAAGAAAACCTTTATTATGGTTTGATGAAGAAATGGGTGAACAAAGAGAAATAAGATATGCAAGTAACCAAAAATCATTATTTGTAGATGAACAAAAAGGTAATGCTACTCTTGCTCATGTTGTTTTTTTAGACGGTGTTTTAGAAGTTCCTAAACATCAACAATCTTTACAAAAGCTTTTATCATTATATCACCCAAAAGCAGGTGAAATATGGGAAGAAGTAGATCAAGAAGTAATTGCAAAAGATGAAGTTGATACTATTGAATTTGAATTAGAAGCATTAAATTTAGTTAGAACATTAGATATAGAACATTTAGAAGCTATAATGAGAACAGAATTAGGTTCAACAGTTTCTTCTTTATCTTCTAAAGAATTAAAAAGAGATGCTTATAATTTTGCAAAAGAAGATCCAAAATTATTTATTGAATTGTCTAACGACGACGATATAAAATTAAGGAATTTAGCAAATAGAGCTGTAGAAGTTGGAATATTACAATTAACTGACGATAATACAGTATTTAAATTTGCTAACGGTAAAAAAGTATTGACTGTTCCTTTTGATCAACATCCATATGCTGCTTTAGCACAGTATTTTAAAACAGATGAAGGTGTTGACTTAATGAAGTCAATTACGAAAAAATTATCGTAATATAAATGGTATAGGGCGAGAAATCAGCCCTATATCAACTAATTAAAAACAAAATAATGGCAATAAATATAAACGATGTTTATCAAACTGTATTAGTTATTACTAATAAAGATAATAGAGGTTACATCACACCAGAAGAATTTAACAGATTAGCAGATCAAGCTCAAGGTGAAATATTTGAAAGTTACTTCGCTAAAGAATCTGGATATGAGCTTAATGCAAATATACAGAGTGATTTTGCAGATCCTATATTAAATACATCTGAAAGAATAAATGTATTTTATGCTAATGCTACATTAACTAAAAACGGAAATATATTTGAATTTCCATCAAATTTTTATAGATTAGGTGTTGTAAATGTTTCTAATACTGTAGATTCAGTTACAAAAATAAGCACAGCTGATTATGTAGCACATGAGCAAATAAAATATGTTAATTTATCGCCTTTAACTGCACCAGTTGATAGTCAGCCCGTTTTTACTTATGTGGGAGAAACAGGTATTAGGCTATATCCAGATACTATAACAACAGGTGTAGACATAGATTATATAAAAATACCTGATAAACCAAAATGGGGATATTTAATGCCAACAGCTTCTCAAATAGCTTCAGGTGTTCCAAATGAACCAATATATGATAGCACAGCATTTAATCCTGCTACAGATGATTATACAGCTACTGCTAAATCTTATGACTTTAGACTACACCCATCTGAAAAGCATGCTTTAGTTGCAAAAATACTTTCTTATGCTGGTGTTGTTATAAAACAACCTGATGTATCTGGTTTTGGACAAGGTAAAGATCAACAAATTCAAGTAACTGAACAATAATGGCAATATCAAGAAGACCTTTAGATGTAGATAATTATTCTGCTTTAGACGGCGGAACAGGATTAGCTATACCTGGATATTATAGTAGAGTTCATCTAAATGATATAATAAATAATTTTATTATTGCATATGTAGGTGATGGAAAAATTTTAGCAAAAATACCAAGGTATGAAGTTGCTTTTTGGGCACAAAGATCCATACAAGAATTTAGCTATGATATATTTCATTCTGAAAAAACAATAGAAGTAGAATTAAATAGCACATTACAAATGTCTTTGCCCTCTGATTATGTAAATTACGTTGATATATCGTTTTTAGACTCGTTTGGTAACCTAAAAACAATACAGCCTAGTATAAATACTCGTGCAACAAAATCAGTTGCACAGGACGAAGAATATAAATATTTATATGATCAAGAAGGCAGAGTAATATTTAAAGAAACATCAGATACATTAGAAAGATTTCAAAGTACAGATAGAGTATTAGATGTAGATGAAGCTGCTGATTATTATAATGGATTTTATGATAATGACGATTATAGCTATTTTGGCAGAAGGTACGGAAGTGAACCTGAATTACAAAATTTTAACGGTAGTTATGTATTAGATTTAGAAGCAGGCAAAATATTTTTTGATTCTTCATTTAAAGAAGGAAGTATAGTTGTTTTAAGATATATTTCTGATGGTATTGGAGACAATGATAATTTTGATAATGTATTAGTTCCTAAATTAGCTGAAGATGCTGTATATGCAAATATATTATATAATTTAGCAAAATTAAGAACATCTAGTGCTGGTGCTTCTGCTATTTATAAAAAAGAAGCATCTGCTAAAATGCGTAATGCTAAAATTAGACTTTCAAATATGAAATCTAAAGAAATAACACAAGTATTAAGAGGTAAATCTAAGTGGATTAAACATTAAAATATGCCAGAAATTAAAAGGTTATTTAGTGCTAGCCGAATGAATCGAGATAAAGATGATAGATTAGTTCAGCCAGGCGAATATCGTGAAGCATTAAATATAAATGTAAGCAAATCAGAAGGATCTGATATGGGTGCTATTGAAAATCTTTTGGGTAATGAACAAGTAGGTACTATATCTATGACAAATGGTACAACTATAGGTTCACTTAGAGATAATGGTAATGAAAAAATATATTATTTTATTACTAATAATGATAGCTATGATCATTCTAATAGTTCTTCTAAACAACATCAAATAATAGAATATGATCAAAAATCAAATAAATCTATTATTTTAGTAAGTAGCAATGCTTTAAATTTTCATAAACAATTTCCTATAACAGGTGTAAATCTTGTAGACACATTATTATTTTTTACAGATGATAGGAATCCTCCTAGAAAAATAAATGTTGATACTGCAAGAAATGAACCTGGTAAATATAATTTAGCAGCAAACATAGATAATCTTATATCTGTAGCTAAATTTGCACCCTATGAAGCACCTGATATATTATCATTATCAAATTTAGATGAAACAGGTGCTGTAATTACTTCAAATTTTTTAGAAAATAAACTTGTAAGGTTTTCATATCGTTATCAATTTGAAGATGGCGAATATAGTTTATTAGCGCCTTTTACTCCTATATGTTTTTCAAGATTAGGTAATCCTGACGCTATAAATGTTAGTAATATATCTGATTTTGGTGAAATAGAAACTTTTGTTAATGCTGTTAAATCTGTACAATTATCAGTTCCTATACCTTCTGGTTATGGAATTACAGGTGTTGAACTTATATATAAAGAAACAGGATCTTCAACATTATATGTTGTAGAAGATAAAACTGTTACAACAGAATCTTCCATAAACTTTTTTTATAAATCACAAGATCCTTTTAAAACTTTACCGGGTGATCAATTAACAAGAGTTTCTGACGCTGTACCTATAAAGGCTAAATCTCAAGAATTAGCAGGTGGCCGTCTTATATATGGTAATTTTTTACAAAATTTTGATATACCCGATATATCCTTTAGTGTTGTAAGAACAGGTGAAACATCCGCTAGATATGCTACATTGGATACATCGATGTCTGTAAAATCAAGAAGAACTTATCAAGTTGGTATCGTATTGGCAGATAAATTTGGTAGACAATCTCCTGTAATATTATCTTCTACAGGTAATGACACGGTATTTATTGATGCTGCATCAGGCGAATCAACTAGCACTAATGTATTCAACGCATTAAGAGTTTCTTTTTCTGCAGCGGCAGTAGCTTCTTTAAAAGCATTAGATTGGGCATATTCATATAGAATAGTTGTAAAACAAAGAGAACAAGAATATTATAATTGGATTTCTGTACTAACAGCAGGTAATCAAATTGCAAGACTTGGTGATAGTATAAATAAAATACCAAGAGATCAGACTGCTGTAATACCTCCAAGCACAAGCACAACAATATCACCTTGTGATGTTTCTGTATATCCAAAAGTTTTAAATGGTTCAAATCAAACAACTTCTAGTTTAACAAAAGTACAATCAATTAATAATCCCGCAGGTACAGCTAATGTACCAACAGTAACAGATGCTGGTACTTCAGTAACATCTGGTGTTTCTGTATATGAAACAGAACCTGTTGAATCAGATTTAGATATATTCTTTGAAACCTCTACAGGCGGTTTAATATCAGATTTAAATAATGCCGGTGCAACAATAGATGTAAGGTTTTTTAATTGTTATTTATTAACATTTACCACAGGAACTCATATAGAAATTAATAGATTAAGAGCTGGATTTGCAGAAAAAGCTTTTGATGTAGGTGTTAGAGCTTTTGTAGTAAAAGAAAATTTTGCAGAAGAAAGAAGATTTAATACACTTATTCATTCAAGTGGTTTATTTAATTCAAGAACTAATGTTAATTATATAAATCAATTTAATGAATCTGAAGGTGGATTAACAATTTCTTTAGATCCTCAAGATGGTTCTATACAAAAACTTTATGCTGATGACACTCAAATAGTTATATTTCAAGAAGATAAACTATCTAGGTCTCCTATTAATAAAGACTTTATATATTCAGCTGAAGGCGGAGCAGTACCAGTTACTAGTAATACACAATTTTTAGGAACAATAGCACCGTATGCGGGAGATTTTGGTATATCTAAAGATCCTCAATCTTTTGCCGCTTATGGATTTCAAAGATATTTTACAGATAAAAACAGAGGTGCTGTATTAAGATTATCACAACAAGGTGTATCAGAAATATCTGTTGCTGGTATGGCTGGGTTTTTTAGAGATGCATTAAAAAATTCTACTGAAGTTATAGGTTCATATGATGAATACCATGGATTATATAATCTTACTATAATTGGAGAATGTTATGAAGGTGATGAAGATACTAATGTTGCAACCGCATCTGATAATTATTTTACCGTATCATTTGATGAAAACGCTAGAGGCTGGCCAAGCTTTAAATCATTTAAACAAGAAGGTGGGTTAAGTCTTAATAATAGATATTATACATTTAATTCAGGTAAATTATATAAACATAATTCTAATAATGTAAATAGAAATAGTTTCTATGGTGCTGCAAGCGCTGATTCTTATGTGGAACCTATTTTAAATGATAGTCCTTCAACTATTAAAACGTTTAATAATATAAGTTATGAAGGTGATACAGGTTGGGAATTAGATTTTTTAAGCACAGATTTATCAGATGTAGGAGTTGTTCCAACACCTATAAATTGTTTTGATATAACTTTACAAATAACAAGAGCAAATTCAACTGTTGGTGCAAATACTTTAATAACAGGAGAAAGAACAGCAAGAGGAAAACAAAATGATATTGTTACATGGGCTGTTTTTGTTGAACCTAAAAATTCTGATTTTAAATTTAATGTGGTAAATGATGTTACTTTAACTTATTCTGGATCGCAAACTGTCAGTATAACTAATCCTACTGCTATAGTTGATGGTAAATTAGTGTTTAATGTAAGTTATACTATTGGCACATCTAATCAAACTTTAGAGTTAGCAGTTGGTGGAACAGGTGCATCACTTGCATTTACCGTTGCTCTTCTTAGTATTAGTATTGGTGATTCTGTTTCAGACGCGGCTGTTAGTCCTACGCTTGTTGAATTAAGTGCTGGAGCTACGTCACAAGATATAGTTGTATCTCCTACAAATACACATTTTATAAATCCATATAATATTGCTATAGGTGTAAGTGGATTACCTTCATTTAATGCATCGGCTATATCAGGTACTGAAACTATACCAGTAAAAGTTGTAAATTATGGAGGTAGTAATAAATATACTTTAGACGGCATAAGACAAGACAGCATTGCACTTACTATAGGTAAAACATATATATTTGATCAAAGTGATAGTAGCAACAGTGGTCATCCTCTAAGATTAAGTACAACAGCAGATGGCACTCATGGGAGCGGTACTGAATATACAACGGGTGTTACAACAACTAGTAATCAAACTCAAATAATTGTAAGTTCTTCAACTCCAAGTATATTATATTATTATTGTAGTAATCATTCAGGTATGGGTGGTAATATTATAACTACACCTCTTGCATATACAAGACAAACTAATCAGATAACATATAATGTTCCTGTTACGATGCCTACCAATCCTACTAATGAAAATATGACTTTTTCAGGTAGTGCTACCCAATTATATACACTTACTTGGGCTAGTCCTTCTGTTGGTACATTAACAACACCAGCAGGTACTTCAGTTGGAAATGCTTATACTATAAGTCCCTATGTTGTAGCAAGCCAAAGAACTGCAACTTTACGTGTAAATGTAACCGGTACAACAAAAGTTATGTTACCAAGTTCTTATGCTGTTACATATAGCGTAGCAGATACTATAATAACAGAAACAATAACATTTACTAGTAGCTATACTCAAGATTATCATGAAACGGAAATTATACTTCCTAAAATATATGAAAATACTACAGCTACTGCAACTATAACGGGTTCGGGTGAAGTAACAGCAGCTATGGGTACTATAGCTAGTTCACATACATTTAATGCAAGTGGCAATAGTAATTTAGTTATAGGAGATGTGGCTTCAGAAAAAGCAAATATAGTTGTTAAAGCAACACCTAATCAAAATTGGATATATTTAGCAGCAGCTACAACACAAGGTACAGCAGTAAATCCTACAATATCAGGAGCTGTATTAGTTGATCCAGATGATATTAATATTTATGGAGGTAATTATCCTTTTACAATTAATGTTGCTAATAATACAACTGGTAGTTCTAGAACAGGTACAGTTGTTGTAGAAAAATATAATACAAGAGTTACAGGTGTAAGTTCACACACAATAAATATAACACAAAACGGATAATGAGTACAATAATAACATTTCCATTTAAAAAAAAAGAAGGCAAATATTTTGCACCTATAGTTTCACAGCAAACAACTTATAAAGTTAGTGCAGGTGCAGTAGCTGCTAATACAACAAAATTAGTATCAGGTGTTAAGGGTGCTTTTATGAAAGTAAGATTAAAACTTACAGGTACAAATGCTCAAACAAAAAAAGAATTATACGCTATAAACTCAGAAGCAGTTAATTCATCAAATTAAATTATATGAAATTACAAGTTAGAAAATTAAAAGAATCCGATTGGGATTTTTTACCATCGTGGTGGAAAGCTTATAAACAAGATCCTATACCGCGAGACTTTCTTCCAGGTGCTTTTCAAATAGGCAACGAAGAAAAAAAAAGAGAAGGCTTAGGTGGCTTCATGGTGTGTAAGGAAAATGATCCTATTGCAGCTATGTGGCTATGGATGACAAATAGTAAAACCGCAATTCCAGCTGTAGTAATTAGCGATAAATCGTATAAAGATACTGACAGAAGTGATGCATTGCAACTTTTAATAAACTTTACAACAGATTTTGCAGAAGATTTAGGATATAAATATGCATTTGCATGGGCAAAACCTGGTGTATTACTAGAAAAATATAAAAAAGCGGAGTATTATGTAGATGAAACTCCATCTTATGAACTAATAATGAAATATTAAATGGGAAGTGTAGTAAAAGGTGTTGCGTCTCTTTTTGGGGGTGGTAAAAGAAGGCGTGAACAAGCAGCTGCAAATAGACAATTACAGGCTGCACAAGCAAAAAAAGATGCTTTTAAATTTAGTAATGTATATGAAGGATTAGAAGGCCCTCAATTTCAAGGATATGATGCTGCATCAGGACAAGCTGTAACAATGGACCCTTCTGTATTAGAAAATCAGCAAGCAGCTTTAGGTAGACTAGGTCCAGCACAAGGATATGAAGCACAAGGTTATGATGCTGCTCAAACAAATGTTGCTGGTCTTATGAGAGGAGATGATGCTGGTTTAACCAATACGATGGCCAACCTTCAGGTATCCACTGCTGGTGCTGAAATGGCTGCTCAAGAAGCAGACCAGGCTTTAGCTCAATCACAGGATCTTGCAGCACAAGCCGGTACAGGTGCAGGTGGGGCAACAGCTTTAGCAGCTGCAGCAGCAAAATCTAAAGCAGGTATTAGAGCTGATCTTGACAGACAAGTTAAAGCAAATGAACAACTTAGAGCACAAGGTGAACAACAAAGACAAAGAGATCAACTTGCACAAGAAAACTTAGCATCTAAATTTGATTTAGGTCAACAACAATTTAATGTTGGTCAAACGAATGAAGCTAGAAGATTTAGTGCGGACGCAATGAATCAAGCTAATAGATTTGGTGCACAAGCTGCTAATCAATTTGCATTATCAAGATTTGGTGCAGAAAATCAAATGAATCAATTCAATGTAGGTAATCAATTTAATTTTGCAAGAGCTAATATGGATGCTCAAAATAGATTTGCACTTGCTAATATGGATGCTCAAAATAGAGCATTAATGTTTGGTGCTCAGCAAGCTGGTAAAGGAGCAGAGGCTGCATTTGAAGTTGATAAATTAAAAAGAGATTTTGATTTACAGCAACAAAGTTTTGAATATCAAAAATTACTTAACAAAGAAGATAGAGCACTTGCTAGAAAAAGTCAAGCTGATGCTGCAAGAGCTAAAGCAACTCAAGATTTAGTTGGTGGTATTGCAGGTGCTGCAGATGCCGCGGTAAAAGCTTTTAGTGATAGAAGACTTAAAGAAGATATAAAATTAGTAGGTTTATCACCTTCTGGTATTAAAATTTATAACTTTAAATATAAATTTATTGAAGGAATATTTCAAGGTGTTATGTCTGATGAAATACCTTCTTTTGCTGTTATTAAAGATAATAGTGGTTTTGATAAAGTTGATTATTCAAAAATTGATGTTAAATTTAAGAAAATATAACAATGGCACTAAGTGTAGGTAAAATAGATTATAGGCCAACTGGATCTTCTGAGTATTATAAATATAAAGATGCAATGAAGTATGCTCCAGGTGGAGCGGCTGCGCAAGAAATGTTAGGCCAAGGTATTGACAGAGCGTTTGCTGAAAGAAGGCAAATGGCTTTAGATGCTGATAGACGTAGAATGCAAAGATTAAAAGAAGGTATCTTAAATTATAATGCAGGTCAAGCTATGGCTAAAGACATGGATGATCTAAATATAATGGGAGATACTGCTTCCCAAGATTTTAATCAAATTTTAACTAATGGATCTAGACAAATTGCTGATTATGCTGCGTTTTTAAATAAAGAATTAAAAAGAACAGGTGATTATAATGCTTATTCTGAAAAAATGTCTAAGCTAAAAGCAGAGGTAACTAATATGAAGGGGTTAAAAACTAACGTAAATGCTTTTTTAGATGCATATGAGCAAGGTAAAAATGATGGCACTCTTTCTGATTATAACTCTGTTGAAATTTTAGCAATGGCTGAAGATATGGCTAATGGTTCACCAAATGGTGGTTGGCAAAATATTAACGGTGAGCAAGTATGGAAAGGTAAAACTGTTTTAGGAGATGATTATCAAGTATCAGCATCTGAGTTTAGAAACTTAACTAATAGACTACAAAAAAAAGAAAATATTGATGAGCTTCTTGATCCTGCTTTACAAGTTAATAGAACAGCTCAGGGTAATATACTTTCATTTAATCAACAACCTATAGGTACTGATGGCAAAAGGGGTCAAAGTCCTGCACAAATGGCAGAAGCTGCTTTACAAAGAATGTTAGGTAATGTTCCTGGTAATAAAGATAGAAAGATGGCTTCTTTATTAGTTGATCATTTTGGATATACTAGAGAAGAAGCAGATGCTTTTTTTGATCCTAGAAATCCAAATTTTGAACCAGGTGCTGGTGAAGAGTTGTTAAAACAAAAATGGTTACAAAGAGCAGAAGGAATGTATGGTGTAAATCAACAAGCTGTACAAAATTACTGGCATAAAGCTGAAGATCAAAAGTATGAGCATAGAGAAGAAAAAGCTCAAGAATTACAGCTTAAAAGACAGGTTGATGAAACAAATAGAGCATTTGGTGATACAAGTACTCCTGCAATTTGGAATACTCCAATGGATTTTCCTGCTAAAAAGGCTACAATAGGTCAATTCGAAGGTTTAATTGATAGATTTAGTGTTGATTTATCAAGGTTAGGATTAACTGCTCAAAGTATAGAATTTGAAGATGATACAGTAGTTCCTAATTATAAAAATAAAAAATTAGAATCTATAA